TCCGACTGCTCAATAATCCTCTGCCAATACTTGTCTCTGGCTCCCCAATCGTATAGATATTTCCGCCAGGTATCATAAAGCGCGTTTGCCTCAGATTCGATTTGCGTCAGGCCCCGTAAATCTTCATGCACTTTTCGTCCTCCCTAAAATGGTACTTCCTCTTCGTCCTGGTCCTGCCAGTGTTCCGGATCCGTAGCACCTTCCCATCCGTAGGACCTCATTTCCGCTTCACTGTTCTTCAATCTTTTGGATTCCTTTTCGTACCAAAGCGGTATGAATACATCCTGATTTCCGCCGTCCCTGTCCTTCGCAATCTCAATGACGTTCGTACCGGAATAGGCGATATGATCATCAGGCCACTTGAATGTCAGCTTACTTGCGTTCTTGAAGTCCTCGTTTACCCTATGAACAATGAAAGCGTTGTCAACCATGTTGGCAAGGTCAGCAGTACCGCTTACGTCCTGCAGTCTCAGCAGGCCAACATTCTTACGGGGATGCGCTACGAAAATAATATGCGTGTTCGTCCTTTTCGCTAAATCCGATAAGCTGTTAACGAATACTGTTTGAGCATCATACTTGTCTTTTGGATTCAGGTCCCGGATGTTCAACGACATAAGGTTGTCCAGAACGACTAAATCAGTTTTGTGCGCTATGATCTTCTTTTCAAGGTTGCTTCGGATGTAGGAATACTTGTTTCCATATTCGTTATCGTACAAAAGGAAGTGTTCCCCCATCCAATCAGCTATCCTTAATTGGATATCGTCTGGCACTGCATAATAGTTTGTGTATCTGGTCTGTACCGTGTAGTTCTTCCCGGCCGCCTGCAGATTCATCCACTTCATAAAGTTTTTGGATGTAAGTTCGCCTGAATAGCAGATAACGTTGTTGCCAGTGTTCAGTGCTTCAAGAATCACCTGAGACAGCCATGTAGATTTAGAACCGCCACGCATACCGCTTACCACAGACAGACAGCCTTTTTTCAGACCTCGCATCCTGTTATCAATGCCATCAATACCGGTACGAATGAATGCTTCTGTCTCTGTCGGCTTTTCCAGAATCTGTCTGGCTGTCAGGAACATCGGCCGGTCTTTTGTTTCTACTGGCTGTTCTTCAATATCAATGACGGCTATTTTCTGATTCCTGTTTGCCTTATGGTTTTTCCATCCTGCATCAATCCAGCTGTCATCCGACTGCTCACTTTTCCAATCATAGGCTTTCGGTTCATACTTAATCCGAACGTCCTGCCATGTACGTCCCTGGCATGAATTGTGTAGACATCTGAATCCTATCTTTCCGTTATTGCCCACGGTGATCATGCTGTCTGGCGCTTTATGGTTTGAATCAAACGGACATTCTTCAAGGATATATTTACTGTATTCCCCGAAGGATTTAGCGGGCCGATAGCGGATACCATGCTCCTGCATCCATGCCTCGATATCAAAACTCTGCGGACGATAGCTGTTGTATGATTCCGGCTTCTGTTCTTTCGGCAGGATATCTTTAACCAACTTCTCAACATAAGCCTTTGGCGTTTCCTTATAGCTGTCGGCTTTAGACAGGATTCTACTCATTCTGTGCGGCCTCTCAGCCGTTGACGAACCTTTCTGGGCCATCGTCCCGTAGAGCTTGCATATTCTTGCTGGGTTATAGTTAGTCGTATCGACCTTTACTTCTTCCGTACTAAAAGTGATATCAAGGGCCTGCAGGAAGTTCTTAACAAGCAATGTGTTGTTTTCAGTGTTCTTGAAAGCAACCTTGTACAGCAGATGTATTCCATTACCGGACATGGCTACTAATGGATCACTGAACCCTCTTACCTTAAGAAACTTCTTAATCTCTCCAGATAGCTTATAAGCCTTTGCCAGTTCGTCATCCGAACTTGATACACCTGTCGGTCGTGTCGGGTCCAGATCAATTAATAACCAGTCATAGCCGGTAATATCATTGTCGGAAGTCGTGTTCTGTGGACTTAATACAAACCTGTCTCTCTGTTCCCTTGAATAGCATCCTGATTCAATCCCGTTCAAAGTAAAGAATACCGATGCGCCCTGCAGGTTGATATTCCTGTTGAACGCATCAGCAAGGATGTCAGCGCTGGTAAAGTATCCACTTAAGGTTTTCTTTCCCTGCAGCTTAATCCTGATTTCAAATAGTCTTCCATTCGGCTTAAGGACCTCGACCGCTCTTCGTATTTCTGTTTCATTCAGAAAATTGTCCATACTCAATCCTCATAAAAAGAATCATCAGAGCCGGCAGGCTCTTTTATTTCTCCATTAGTTCTATAATGAGTTGTAGATAATGCTGTTGTTCCGTTATCGGTTGCGTTTCCACCTGCGTTATCAAGTGCGTTTTCACCTGCGTTTCTACCTGCGTTTCTGGGTGCGTTTCTACCTACGTTTTTCAAGTCCTGATAAAAGTCGTAATTCGTGATAGTTATGAGTGTTCCGTCCTTGCTTTTTTTTACGGAAATCATTCCGAGTTTTTGAAGCAAATCAAGGTATTTCAGGACTTTTTTGTTTCCCCATTTCCACCTTGTAGCCAGGGTGCGCATGCTTGTCCAATGCTGTCCCCTGTCCACGGTTATGCGTGTTCCGTTTTTGAGAATCAGACCACGATCTGCGTGATTCGCACGTAGCAATAAATCTATCCACGCATCACGGAAACTGAATGGATCTTCTGCGTTCCATATCTCGGAATCGAGGATTTGCCGATGGACAATTATCCATCCTTTATTATTCTTTTTCACCATTACTCAGAAGCTCCACTATCTTCCTGCCGGTATGCCTTTTGTCGCAAAATTCGAACCTAACGCCGTACCGATCCCTGATTGTTATCAAGGACCGGTACAAGGAATCACCCTTCGTTGCCTTTGGTGATTTTTTCAATCTCGGATTATCCCAGAAATAAACGTCTTCCAGACAGCTAATATCTCCGCCATGCTCAATGAGGATGATAAGTTGTATGCCCATCTTGTTGGCTCGTACCAGTTCCCGGCGGAAACGTTCGTGCTGCTGGCAGACATTGGAACATAATTCCTGCAGATTCTTTTTCCTGTCGATAGATAAGTCAGGGACCTCAACATTCATATAATCGCCAACGTCCAGTTTTTTAACGAATGTCGAGGCCCCCTGCTTCTCTATCTGCCTTTGCACCCTGGCAAGTTCGAATTTATGCTCTCTGGTATCAATCTGGATAACCATCAGAAGGGCGGGTCTGTATCGTCGGCAGGAATATTACTGAATCCTCCACTCTGGTTATTGGTTGCCGGCGCGGATCTGGAAGAGCTGCTGCCATTAAGAAGTTTGTCCTGCGGTACATTTGCCGTAGCAACTGCGTCCCATTTGCAGAACCAGCGCATACGCCTGCGCATCTTGACTTCGCCGTTATACTCTTCTTCAACGTTGCCGAAAACTGTTCCGATCTTCTTACCCTTGAACTGAGAACAGAAATTATCTCCCCACTGGGTAAGGAATCCGTTATTGGACTTCTCTACGCAGGTGATAAAGGACTTAAAGCTCTTCGTGCAGTTGCCGTCCCGGTCTTCCGTCAGGATGTACTGTGTGCCCTGATAGGGCCACTTCTTGTCCGGCCGGATGTCAGCCTTAAAGCTGTTCATGAAATAATCTGCCTGCTGATCAGGAGCAACGAAGTCGAACAGGACTACAATCATGTCCTTGCCTGATTTGCTGGTAGTCTCGTTGACCTGTTTGATTACTGCATAGTGACCGCCTAAGTTAACGGGAGTGAAGTCGCCGGATACCTGGGTGTTATCGAAGTTGTTGGGTTTCTTCATAATTAAGTAGCCTCCTGCCTAATTGTTCCGCCTTTGCCGTGTATCTGTTTGTGGCAATCTTTGCAAAGGCAAATTCCGTTTGATGTATCAAATTCCCGGTCCGGCATGAACCAGACCGGTAATAAGTGATGCGCTTTCGCTTCGTTGCCTACCAAAAGCCTTCCGCATCTTTGGCATGTGTATTTATCTCTTTCCTTGATTTCTTTTGCCCATTTCGGTCGAAGGTTTTTCTTTTTACTGCAAAATTGAATAAAGCAATCACAGAATGCGCATCTTGCCTCTATGTGCGGGCCGTTCTGTACATAATTGAAAATGTAATTATTCCCGCATTCAGGGCATTCCTTTTCGCATAATTCAAAACTGCCGTCAGAATTTATTGTTACCACCTCCTAATCCGTAATACTCTCTAATCTTGTCATCCACCATTTTCAGATTGTTTGGGATCTCGACTGTATCAAAGAGGCCTTCCGGCGTCTTCGCTGTGCTGATCCCGTCGCCCTGCGTATAGAATTTGTTGTCCTTGCAGTACAGGACGATGTCAAAACACCCTTCCACCGTCAGCTTCTCATCCAGCATCTTACCGATGGTTTTGACCTTCTCCCGGCCGTCCGCATCCAGTTCGGAATGATGCAGGAAGTAGATAATCTTGTTATCATCTTCCATATCGTTGATAGCGTGGATGAGATTCCGGAAGTTCAGAGCGATGTCCGTAAACTTCTGGTAGCCGGTTTCTTTTGCCCGGTCAAAAAATTCATCAGCCAGCAGATACTGACTATCGTCAATAATGATGACATCTGTCTTGCTCTTCTCAATGACGTTCTGTACCCACGAATACCTGGCTGCGGAAATCTGGCTGGATGTCTTGATGTCCGGCGATTTCTCAAACTTCGGAATCTTTGTGGTTCTGATTGTCGTCCTGAACGGAAGCCTTCCCTTCTCTACGGAGATAACTCCCACCCGGTCCGGGCAATCATTGAACCCTTTAATGGAATAGGTCTTGCCGGAGCCAGACCGCCCAATTACTAATACTGGTATTGCCATCCTGATAACCTCCTTTATTTACTTGATTCTCAGGCTCTCGCCCCTTTCAGCGATATAGCCGTAAGTTGTATCCCCTTTCTCCGTAACTGCCCTGATTGCCTCAATATTCGGCTTACGTTCCACCAGATTGTCCGGCAGTGTGTTGGGATTATCCCACGTAAGGACGAACGGAGCCTTGCCGCCATTCTTCTGTACGGAAACTGTAAACCGCTTACCCTTTACCTTGCGGATGCCGGTCTGGAGCATGCTCTCATACATGGCCTTTTTCATTCTGGCGATGTTGTTGCGGATGACCTTTGCCTTGTTCGCCATCCTGTCGGCCTCTTTCTTGTAGGCTGTCGCTTCGGCTTCAAGCGTTCGGATCACAGCCGCATAGCCGTCAATCTTGTCTTCGTAAAGACCCTCAATGCTCTCCATACTATCCAGAAGTGCATCATCGGAAATGTCATCTTCCATCATTTCCTGCAGCTCCAGATAGTCAGCAGTTAAGTCGTAAAGTGTCATTCGGTATCACCTCCGTCCAGATTAAGGGAATCAATGTCAATGACGTCCTCGGTGTCAGCCTCTTCTGGCTCTTCCTCTTCTTCCGGCTCTTCCCACTGCAGTTCGATGCGGATAGGCAGGCCGCCTTTTTCCAGATTCGACTGCATGGCTTCCTGTGCAAAGGACAGCGCATTGCGGAAATTGTAAAACTTAAACTCGTAATAACCTACCTGGACGATGTAAATAATTTCTCTTTTCATGTTCTTCCTCTCCTTACCTTCCTGTGAGTGCAGCTTAAAATGCACCGCTCTTTAGTTTCACTAATAGCTACGTGAGTTTTCTTCAACTCAAACAATTTCCTTCGATATTCTTCTCTCTGTCTGAAATACTCCAGATACTCTTCGCAGGTCGCATGACATTCAGCAGACCTCTTTTCGCACTGGTAACACGCGTTCTTCCTCGCCATTCCGTCCACCTCTCAGATGCGTATAGATTCTGTAAATGCTTCCATCTGGTGTTACCCGAAGGCAGTACGAATGGTGTCCGCAGATGCAGACCTCACAGTAAACGCCTGCGCCGATATGTCTGGCGTCATTGAGCATTGCCTTGTAAATGTCCGCCCAGTAG